ACACGGACAACCGAGACGCCACGAAGATGCTCACCTACAACGGAAAAACTCAATCGCTGACAGATTGGAGCCGAGAGACCGGAGTGCCACTGACGACAATCCGGCAGCGACTATCCCGAGGATTGAGCGAAGGCGAGATACTCGGAGAGAACAAACACCCTCCAATTACAATCACGTATAACGGCGAAACGAAAACACTTGTTGATTGGTGCAGGGCGCTCGATTTACCATACGACAGGACCAAGGCCCGGTTCTACGCAGGGAAATCGCCCGAAGAGATTCTGAAACCATAACTGCAGAGAGAAGGCGCGAAAGCGTCTTTTTTTGTGCCGTCACTTTTTGAAGAGAGGTGAGGAAACCATGCCTACCAGACTAAAGGGCCTCAAGATAAAGAGAGTCGCCCTCGTGGATGAAGGCGCGAACCCCGACGCCCATATCCGGTTTGCAAAGCGCAAAGACGGAGACCCGGCGGAGATCGACGGCAGCACCGGCGACACCTTCACCGAGGAACAGGCGCAGGGACTGGCGAAGCGCATCGCCGACGCCATCGTGAAGTTCTTCAGGCCAGCCGCCGCCGCGGAGGAAACGGATCCCGTCAGCAAAGACGCCCACACCTTCAGCGAGGCGGAGGCGGTCAGGAATTACGACGTGATCATGGACAAGGAAGTCTGGCCCATGATTTACGCGATGGCCGACAGCATCCGCTCGATTCTCTTTGACACGGACAAGAGCGACGCCGACAAGGAAACGCTGCTGAAAACGAGCGGCTCCGAGTTCGCCGCCGCCATTGCCAACTACGCTGGGAGCTGGTCCGGAGCGAAGCTGGCCAACGCGACAATCGCGAAAACAGCCGACGACCTGACGAAGATGCGCGACGAAATAGACGCCGTCATCGCCAAGGCCAACACCGGCGAAGACGAATCCAAGGAAGACCCGGCCCAGCAACCCGCGGACGTGGACGGCGGACCCGCCGCCAACGCCGACAACAATCAGACCGACGGCAGCGAGGGCAGCGAACCCTCCGGAGAGACCGTCACGAAAGGAGTTACTGACATGAAGTTCAACACCGAAGCCATGACCCCCGAGGAGCGGGCGCAGTTTGAGGACTTCGCCAAGCGCTACGGCACCGAGGAGGCCAACAACAACACCCCCGCCGCCAACACCGAGAACGATGAGGTGGTGAAGGGCATGCGCACCGAGCTGGAGGAGCTGCGGAAGTTCAAGGAAGCCGCCGAGGACGCGCAGCTGCTCGAGGTCGCGAAGAAGTACACGCTGCTCGGCAAGAAGCCCGAGGAGCTGGCGAAGTCGCTCAAGGCCATGAAGGCCGCTGGCGGCACCGCCTACGACGACATGATCGCCGTTCTGGATTCCAGCCTCAAGGCCGTCGAGGAATCCGGCACCTTCTCCGAGATCGGGAAGCGCGGCGGCAGCGCCGACAACTCCGGCGACGCCTGGGCGAAGATCGAGACCGCCGCCTCCGAGATCAGGAAGGCGAAGCCCGAGATGGCCTGGGCCGACGCTATCGACCAGGCATGCATCCAGCACCCCGAGCTGGTGGAGCAGTACGAAAAGTCCCGCGGCTAATCCAGAGCGCGGGAAGAAAGGAAGGTAAAACAACATGGCGTATATCAATCATTCCTACAATGACAGCCCCGTCATTCATGCCGAGGCAAACGCCGCGCTGACCGCCCCCGCGATGAAAGCCTACGCGCTGAACTCCAGCGGGAAGGTCATCCTGCCCGCCGCATCCGGCGACTTCGCTATCGGCATCGCGCTGGCGAACACCGACGACGTCGCGGCTGGCGGCGGCATCGACCTGCAGATCAAGGACGGCTGCCTGGGCATCGCTGGCGAAACCGTGAAGAAGGGCGACCTGCTGATGGCCCACACCGACGGCACCCTGAAGAAGGCGACCGCCGGGAAGCAGACGCTGGCCGTCGCTCTGGCGGACGCCGCCAGCGGGAAGCCCGTCCAGGTCTTCATCCTGCACACCCTGATCGTGCCCGCCTCTTAATCGAAGCCGGGAAGAAAGGAGAATAAAACAACATGAGAGCCATGACCAATGAGGCGATCGCATACCAGATCGCGAAAGGGTGGAAGCCCAACTACTACCTGACGAACATGAGCGTCGCGCACTTCCAGCCGGACGACTGGTTTGTGTCCCCGTTCATTTTCCCCATTCTGCCCGTGCCCACCAGCGTCGGCAACTACTACAAGTTCGACAAGGGCGACCTCGCCAGGGACAACGTCCAGCGGAAGCCCGAGTTCGGTCGCGTCGCGCCGATGGTCTTCGGTCACAGCACCGAGACCTACGCCTGCGAGGTCGACCAGGTCCTGATCGGCCTGGACCAGATCAAGACGCTGGACTACACCCGCGCTGGCACCCCCGGCATCAACGACCCGCGCCGCGCCAAGGTGCGCATGGCCACCGAACAGATGAAGCTCCACGCGGACATCATCTTCGCCAACGGCTACTTCAAGACCGGCGTCTGGACCAACGAGTACACCGGCAAGAGCACCACCCCCGGCACCGGCGAGTTCTGGCAGTTCGACAACTCCAACTTCGACCCGATTAACTTCTTCGGCGGTCTGCGCAGGCAGATGCAGAAGGAAGGCCGTCGCCTGCCCAACGTGCTGGCGCTCGGCGTCGAAGCCTACGAGGCGCTCAAGCAGAACCCCGACCTGCTGGACCGCGTCAAGTACTCCGGCAGCACCGCGAACCCGGCGACGGTCAACCCGAACGTCATCGCCCAGCTGCTCGAGATCGAGCGCGTCGTGGTGCTGAACAGCACCTACAACAAGGGCGCGATCGGCGTGACCGACATGGACTTCGTCTGCGATTCCAAGAGCGCCCTGCTGGCCTACGCCAACCCCACCCCCGCCATCGACGAACCGTCCGCCGGTTACACCCTGGCCTGGGATATGCTCGGCAACGGCAGCTACCTGGCCTTCGACCAGTTCGAGGGCGAGAAGGGCACCCACACGGAGTTCATCGAGGGCCTGATGTCCAGCACCCCCAAGAAGGTCTGCGACGAGCTCGGCTACTTCATGAAGAGTTGCTGCGCGTAAGCAACCACGACGGAGCACCGGCGACCTGCAGCACAACCGACGCTGCAGGTCGCCGCTCTATTGCTGGCACCCGCACCGCTCTATAAGAGCAGCCGCATGTGCGCCGCCCCCAGCTTGATGGACGTTCGAGAGCCGCGCCCACCCGGCTGGACACCTCCTTCACATGGGCGATTCCCTCGCCGTCCTTAACCCGGCTGCAAAAAGGGAGACACAGCGAATCCCAACAGACCATGCGGACCGACGGCGCAAAGGGCATCTAACGGTGCATTTTTAGACTTTTGAGGAAAGGAGGGGCAACCATGAAACAGTACATCGCAGCGAAGCCCTGCAGCTTCGGAGGCAGGCGCTACAACATCGGGGACGCCATCGAGGCGGGGACCGTGGATCCCAACCGCGCCCCGACGCTGATCAAGTACGGCATCATCCAGGAAGCCGACGACAAGGCAGCGCCCCAGGCGAAAGCACCGACGAATACGCCGGTCGAACAGCCCGACGCCGCCAAGGCTAAGAAGCAGACAGGAAGGAAGAAGGTGGAATGACATGGCGGAACCCACCCTCACCTTCACCTACAACCCCGCGGAGATAACCGTCCCGTCGATCAGCCGTGCCCGGTTTGAGCTGGGCGACATCGCCGTCGACGGAGAACAGGAGACGTGCTACCTTTCCGACCAGGAAATCAGCGCCATCATTGCCGACAGCCCCGGCTGGAAGCGGGCGCTTTTCAGGCTGGCCGACGCGGTATGCATGCGGCTCTCCTACGAGACCAACTGGAAGAACGACGGGACCTCGTTCGATTTGAGCCAACGCGCAGACCGATGGATGAAGCTGCGCGACAAGCTCGAAAAAGAGGCAGACCTCGAAGAGTGCCTGCCCGATTCGGAAGCGGTCAACGATACGCTCCAGGCACCCGACAGCGGTCATTATTTCCGACGGAACATGACCAACTCGCCCTACGTCCAGCCGCCATACGTCCCCGGAGGTGAGCTGCCGTGATGCGACAAGGCAGAATCGGCATGACCCGCCCCGAGAGCTTCCCCAAGCTCTTCTACGTGTACAGCCAGGGAACGAGTACCAGCAGCGCCGGACGGATTCTGCAGGAATCCCCGGCGAAGAAGGCAGAGCTGCGCTGCACCCTTTCCATCGCCAAGCCGGATGAGGTCGAGAGATTCAGGCAGGACAAGGTCGTGGTCACTCACACCATATTCCACAGGGGAGCGCCCCAGGCGAAGGAAAACGACGTCTTTAAACTCATTAAAAACGGCGTAGGGACGCGCAGCTTCAGGGTGAAGGCGATTCACAACAAGGGCGAAATGGACATCGAGACAACCTACTACTGCGAGGAGAGGGGGGACGCGAAGTCATGCTGATCAGCGTCAACCTCTCCACGATTGCATCCCAGGCCAAAGCCCAGGTCGAAGCGGAGCTGCCGACAAGAGCCATGCAGGCAGCCATTTATTTAGGCAACGCATCGATGCAGATTCTCGGAAAAGTGGGCACAAGCGAAAAAGTGTACCGAAAACCAGCCGGAGGAACCTACAACGCATCAAGCCCCGGCGAACCTCCTGCCATGCGCACCGGCACGCTGATGCGCTCCTGGAGACCTATGGTGTTCGGAGCCTACAACCCCGGCCTGGAAGGCGGCACCCCATATGCCGGTTACCTGGAAGAAGGGACCAGCAAAATGGCAGCGCGTCCGTTTGTAGATAAGATCGTCGAGACCGCAGAGCCGCAAATCACCGCGATATATAACGCCCCATACAACATTCACATCGGATAGAGGAGGGGACGATATGGAATTACACGCGATGATTTATCAACGGCTCGTTACAGACGAAACGCTCGAAGGGCTGCTGGCGCAGTACGACAACCGCCCCGCCGTATTCTACCAACACCCGGCGACGGCAGACGACCCCAAGTGGGGAACACAAGAGCTGGACGACGGCAGCGAAGTGACCGTTCAATACCCGCGGATAGACTACTCGGTCGACACGCAGGAAAACCCGGCGAGGAACACCAGCGGAACGCTGATGCTGAACGTTTGGTGCGATGCCCAATTCGGGTCCGAACCGGAGGCGGTCGAAGCGCAGCTGCGCCAGCTTTTCCATGTGGCATTTGCACAGACCGACGACTACGCCTACTGCCTCGCATGGCTGCGGTCGGACGCTTTCGAGGTCAAGACAAAGCCCGAAGAGAACGCGCGGACATTCGGAGTGACGGTCGTATTCGACCTCATGGCCTGCCCCTCCCAGATCACGCTGTACCCGGATCCCATCAAGGGGATGAACGAGTGGACAAAGGGAATCCTCCCAGACGCCACCGTCATAGGGACGAGCGAAATCAACGGCTGGCTGGTGCCGACGCGCGAGACCCCCGTCATCTATTGGCGAATCGTGGCGCAGGAAAAAGTGCGCCAGCACTTCACCCACACCTGGCTCGGGATAACCATCGAGGGACACGTCTACTGCAGGAACGCAGCGGACCGGCTTTATAACCTGATCCAGCTGAACACAGCACACGCCCTCGCGGACCACATCCCGCTCGAAGACACCTCCCCGCTCTTTCTGAAGACCTTCACCGTCCAGCCCCACATGAACTACGTTCTGACAGGGCAGATCAGGGCGACGGGATACTTCGGAATCCTTCAGCCCGAGTCGCACCTTTCTACCGGCGCGACAGGAAAGAAGCTGGTCCACGTCAACCTCCCGAGAGAG